GTACGCCCTCCGATAATCTATAGACCCACAGCTTAGACCGCCAGACTAGACCGTTGGCCTAGACCGTCAGACCGCAGAAAACCGCACCCCCCGTTGTTGAATTGGGGCCCCGACAGTATGTTACTCCCCAGCAAAAAATATTTGCTAAAGTGAAACTGAAGTAGGCTCTGACCAGCACTTTTACCGTGTGTGACTAACATCACAGAATTAAAACGGGAAATGTGTTAAATTTCCTGCCTTATATACAGTAGGGGAGCAAAGCGGGGAAGACCTTTGCGACCCGTCCGGTTGGCCTCTTGCGAGGCCCCTAGGCCGAGTACCGACTTACCCCTCACTTCGCTGTGGCTCGCTCGGGCGCTAAGCCCGACCAGTGCGGCTAGCGGCGCTATTTAGTCGGGTGAGTTCTATCTAAATATTAGATCCGATAAATTCCTCAGCCCGATAATAAAATCAATTCCGGGCGATTTAATCTGTAGGAGGAATACGTGGCTGATAACTCAGCAGATATTGCCAAGAGAATTATCCTCGGCGCCGTCGCAGAAGGTATGACCATTGAGGCAGCTACTGCCTCTGCTGGCAAATCCATCAAGACTTATGAGTATTACCGCCGCACAGATAAGATCTTTGCAGATAAGGTAGATCGAACCCGCCTAGGGCTGAAGGATAAGCAGTTCGCCTCCGGTGACGTACACGACTTAACCTTTGCAGAGTTCCGCCAACGTTTCTTGCATAGCCGTACCTTTGCTCACCAGCAGAATATCGTAGATGTGATCGAAGGTCGTGAGCCTGGTTGGTTGCACCCCTCTATGAAGTTTGAACCAGGACTTGCGGCTAACCGCGTTCTGATAAATATCCCGCCCAACCACGCCAAGTCTATTACGATCACCGTAGACTATGTGACCTGGCAGGTATGTAAGAATCCTAACTTTCGAGTACTGATAGTCTCCCAAACGCAGCAGTTAGCTGCTGACTTTCTCTACGCCATCAAGCAACGTCTGACGCATCCAATGTATCAAGATCTACAGACCGCCTATGCTGCTGGCGTAGGGTTTAACTCTAAGTCTGCCTCGTGGCAGGCAACCCGTGTCACCTTTGGTGATGAACTCCGTGAGTCATCTGAAAAGGACCCAAACATCGAAGCCGTTGGTATCGGTGGTCAGATCTACGGTAAGCGTGCCGATATGATTATTGTAGACGATGCGGTGACCTTAAAGAACGCCAATGAGTTTGAGAAGCAGATCCGCTGGTTGACCCAGGACGTGCGATCTCGTTTGAACCCTACCGGTAAGTTGATCGTTATTGGAACGCGTGTAGCCTCGGTAGATCTATACCGCGAGCTACGCTCTGAGGACCGCTACCCTGGTGGCCAAGTTCCTTGGAAGTATCTAGCGATGCCGGCCCTTCTTACTGCCGATGAAGACCCCGACAAGTGGGAAACCTTATGGCCAGCATCCGATGCTCCATTTGATGGACAGTTAGAATCTGATAAGAACGATGAGGGACTATACCCTCGCTGGTCTGGACGTAACCTTTACAACGAACGCCAGGCAATGGATGCAAGCACCTGGGCTTTGGTATATCAACAGCAGGACGTTTCTGAAAACGCTGCCTTTGATCCTGTATGTGTGAAGGGATCTATTGACGGTATGCGTAAGGCAGGCAACTTAGTTGCCGGTCACCCAGGCCATCCTAGAGACTTAAACGGCTTTACTTATATCTGTGGACTAGACCCTGCGATGATCGGTGATACTGCAGCTATCTGTTATGCCATTGACCGATCAACGAGCAAGAGGTACATAGTAGATGCTATCAAGATTAGCCGTCCGTCTCCAGCCGATATCCGTAATCTTATTTTTGATTGGACATCCCTCTACTCCCCCTCAGAGTGGATCGTCGAAAAAAACGCCTTCCAATCCTTCTTAACGCAGGATGAAGGTATCCGTATGCACTTGGCTTCTCGCGGAGTCCAGTTCAAGGAACACCACACTGGTTCTAACAAGTGGGATGCCGGCTTCGGTGTAGCCTCTATGTCTACCCTCTTTGGTACTAAGCAGTTTGATGGTAAGCACCATCGAGATAACTTAATACATCTACCATCAGATCAGACCGAAAACGTTAAGGCTCTGATAGAGCAGTTAATTACCTGGACTCCAACGACTAAGGGTAAGACCGATATGGTGATGGCTTTGTGGTTCTGTGAGATCCGCGCACGTGAGATGCTCAACTACGGTAAGTATGCCACCCACCATATGAAAAACCCATTCCTATCTCGCCAAGAGATGGGCAAGCGAACAGTGATTAACTTAGAAGAAGCCTTCGCTGAACAAAATAAAATGAGAATCATTTAGGAGATAACATTGTTATCAGTCAAAGAAGTTGACGCGAAAGTAGCGCGACTACGCTCACGGTCAGCAGCACGCGACCAGCGTATGCGCGATGTGCTTTCGGTACGTCAGGGAGATATCTCTAAGGTATACCCTTCAATGTTTTCAGAGGACTATCCAAAGCCTCTCGTTGCCAACTTCATTGACGTAGCAGCACGTGACCTAGCAGAAGCTATGGCTCCACTGCCATCCTTTAACTGTTCAGCAACCAATATGGTCTCTGATACAGCACGTAAGGCCGCAGATACTCGCACCCGTATCGCTAACTTTTACGTCACAAACTCTGATCTACAACTCCAGATGTACACCGCAGCCGATTGGTATAACACCTACGGCCTAGGTATCGGTATGGTTGAGATGGATTATGACGATAACAATCCTCGCGTCCGTATGCTTAACCCATTTGGTACTTACCCAGAGTTAGATCGTTATGGTCGAGTCTTATCGGTTACCCAAGTTATTGTTACCGATGCAGAGACATTGGCTGCACAGTACCCAGAGTTCTACGATCAGATCCTAGGTCGCAATCAGTACCAGTTATCTTCACCTTATATCTCAATGGTCAAGTACCACGATAAAGATCAAGACCTGCTATATCTGCCAGAGCGTAAGAACCTAGTTCTATCTAGCACGCCTAACATACTAGGCAAGCCAATGGCATCTGTCATTATGCGTTCCTCCCTTGATGGAGAAGCACGCGGTCAGTTCGATGATGTACTCTCAGTCCAACTCGCTCGTGCTCGCTTTGCAGTATTGCAGATCCAAGCCGCTGAGAAGTCTATCCAAGCACCTATTGCTATCCCACAGGATGTACAAGAACTTGCTCTCGGACCAGATGCGATTATGCGTTCTGCTAATCCGCAAGGCATCCGTCGTGTACCACTAGAACTACCACCTGGAGTCTTTACTGAATCCGGTGTACTAGAGCGTGAACTACGTATGGGTGCTCGTTACCCAGAGTCTCGCTCAGGAAACATTGACGCATCTGTTGTTACAGGTCGCGGAGTACAAGCTCTACAAGCAGGCTTTGATACACAGATCAAGGCAGCACAAGCACAGTTTGCTCGTATGTTCCAAGAACTTATCTCTGTCTGCTTTGAAGTAGACGAGAAAGTATTTGGCGGAATCCCTAAGACAATCAAGGGAACCGACGATGGAACACCTTATGTACTCAAGTACATCCCATCACGTGATATCAAAGGTGAGTATGGCGTAGATGTCCGTTACGGCATTATGTCTGGTATGGACCCTAACCGTGCCATTATCGCTTTGCTACAGATGCGTTCAGACAAACTCGTCTCACGCGACTATGTACGTCGTGAGATCCCTATGGATCTTAACGTTACACAGGAAGAACAACGTGTTGACATTGAAGAAATGCGCGATTCTCTGCGCGTTGCTGTTGCTCAGTATGCTCAGGCGATACCAGCACTCGCGGCGCAAGGCCAAGACCCTTCACAGATTATCAACCGTATCGCTGCTGTTATCCAAGGTCGCCAAAAGGGACAAGCCCTAGAGAACGTGATCGAAAAAGCATTTGCACCAGAACCAGCCCCAGCCCCAGAGATGCCACCTATGGCACCAGGTATGGAGCAACAGATTCCAGCAGCAGGTGCGGCCCCAGCACCTGCCTCGCAGCAACCTCCACTAAATGAAGCTGGTTCGGCCCCTGCTGCTGGTCAACGTCCAGATATAGCACAACTACTCGCTGGTATCACCGGCGCAGCATAAGCAGAGGAGGTGTAAATATGAACAAGGGATCACGCGCTAAGGCATCAATGTCAGCGCCTATCGAAGGCAAGAAGGATACCTCTAAGCCAAAAGGCGGCAAGGTTTTTTTCGGAATGATGGCAAAAGGTCGCAAGGGAACAGCAGTAAAAAAGGGTTAATTATTTTAATGGAAGGTGTATAGGGTGATGGATCATAATAAAATACGTCGCCCTATACGCCCTTCTGATTTTGTAGTAATACTTACAGAGACTGCGTATAACTTATCGCAGGTTGCAACAGGATTTTTTGAATCATTATACGAATTAAGCATTTACCATTCTAACCAAAAGACTGAAACTAATCAGGCTTGGGAACAAATGGCGCAAGACCTAGAGACTTTAGAGGAGGACCGATGACAACAGCACCAATGAATCCATTGGCTGGCCCAGCAGGTCCTGGCAAATATGCCACGCGTACCGATAATTTACGTATGGGTTCTACTTCATACGGTGAAGGTGTAGAGACTGCCGCTATCAAATCCGGCGCTCCACTTGCAAAGACTGCCGATGCAGTATCAGAACCAACAGGCAGATTACGTCAAGCAGAAGTACCAGTAACAGGATTATATGCAGAAACACAACGCCCAGAAGAACCAATCACCGCAGGTATTGATCGAGGTGCAGGTCCTGGATCATCTGCCTTACAGATGAACAAGGTTACAAACAAACTTTCAGATACTTTGGCACAGATGCTCCCGTTTGATACTACGGGAGAAATTGCTATTTTATACCAAGAAGCATTATCGCGGGGTAATTAATGGCTGACAATCTAAAAGCAGCCGCTTACGCTGCTCAGCTAACGCCAGAGCAAAAGCGTGAGATTGACATTCTTTCTAAGAAGGTAAACAAGCACAAAGAACTTCTTAGCCTACCTTCTGATATTGCACAACAATCAGCTCAGCGTATGCCAGCAGACCAGCAAGAAGATATGGTCAAGACTTTTGGTACAGAAGATCCTATTGAAAAGCCAGGCAAAGGTTGGATGTCAACTGCTTTTAGTTACAATCCTTTAACACTAGCATTTAAGGGTCTTATCGAAGTTGCTGATGCAACCACTCGTACCTACCGTGCCTTGGCTATTCCACTCTCACAAGGTCAACTTGGATTTGCTTGGGATAAGGCAAACGATAAAGGCGATAAGGTTTACAACGAAGGCCGTATTGAAAAGGCTAAAGCACTCTATGGTCAAGATGCAGTAGATATTGCTATGCGTATCAAGTCTCGTGAGAGTCTTGCAGATATTGCAGCAACTGCAACCCCTGAGCAGATGAAGTATCTAATGCTTGCAGATCCTAAGAATAAAGTTATTCCTGGGGTAGATGATGTAGAAACAGAACGTGCATTATTCAACGAAACCCTTGGTGTTGTAGATCGTGCTAAGTTCTCACCAGGTCGTCAGATCGCTAACGCTATCCTTCCAGAAGCACTTGAGAAAAATGGTCTAGTCTATGGCCTTACATCAGGTGTAGTAGATACAGCGTTCCGATTCTTTGTAGATCCACTCGTTGTTTCTTCTAAGATCCGCAGTCTTTACGTTATTGGTAAGTACTCACTTGAGGCAGTAACCGGTGGCAAAAAGGTTGCAGAGACTTTTGCTAACCCAAAGGTAGCCTCATTCTGGGATACATACGGTGCAACGCTAGATCGTTACACCAAGGCACAGGCTCGTTCTCCTAAAGAGGCAGCAGCAATTAAGCGTGAACTAGAGATCTTGGCTCCTGAGTATGGTCCAGAAGTTATTCGTGCTTTTCAAAAGAACCAGATCACTAACGCTGCATCAGCTAAGGCTTTCTTTGAAAATACAGAAGAGGCAGTAGCAGTCCTAGCAGGATCTGCTGGTCGCAAGCGTGTCATTATTCCACGTCTTGATGTAGCGCGTAAGGCACGCATTACTGCTATGACTACAGCAGACAGAAAATTTAACGTAGATAAGATTGCTCCTAGTTTTATTGCAAGTATGTTCGGAGATCTTCCAACAACTGATGGTGTATCTAAGGCGCTTATTGACGGCAAAGAAGAGATCGTATCTGTAGTTAAAGGTACTGGTGATAAAGGAACCTTACGTTATTCTAGCAAGTCAATCGGTGCTCGACTAGATAGATTCAAAGCAAAGTTCAACATTGCTCCTATGTTTAAGAATGATACATTTGATGTAGAAGCAAAAGATGCTTCGCTTCAGATGTACCGTCTAGCACGTCTTGTATTTACTAAGAACGATGCCAAGATGATCTCTGAGACATTTGAGGCTATCCCTGATATTGGTAAGCGTAAGGAAATGTTCTACGGCCTATGGTCTAACATTGCCGAGATTCGTGGACTCAATACTACAGAAGCAGGACAGATTATTGTCCGTCGCCTTACGGGTAAGGGTGATGCTAAGTTTGCTGTATCTCGCGTTGGAGATAAGGATGAAGGCGTTGGTGCTATCCTTTCAGACTTCAATACAAGCGTATCTGCGCCTAACATTGTAGATATTGACCGTGCAGCAGTACGCTCTGGATTTATTAATTACACTCTTGGTTTAGCCAACAAGTCGTGGGTAGATAAGATGACCGGATACTGGTCATTCTTCACCCTTGCTGGTCCACGCTATGCTATTCGTAACGCAACAGAAGATCTTATGGTCCACCTTGCAATCGGTGGCTCTCCTTGGGGTCTAGCAAAGAGCCGTTATCTTTCAACTCGTATCAATACTGCCTTTGAAGCAGCACGTAGAACAGGTGGAGTCTCTGACAATCCACTGGGTCTTATGATGCGTTTCCTTAATAAGAAGGAAGCTCTTAAGTATGAAGCTCAAATTGCTAAGATTGACTCAGATATTGTAGAAGCTCGCAATGCAATCAGTACAAAAACTAAAGAATTTGAAGCAGCCACTGACGATGCTGTCAAAGCAACGCTTAAAACTGAGATAGAAGAACTACGTGCAGTAACTGGACGTAACGTAGTGGAAGAAACACGCAGGATTATGGCAACAGCCTTAACATCAGGTCGTGTAAACCGCTATCGAGAGTACCTTGGTATGGGTCCTATGTTTGAAGACGAGGCAGCAATCCTTGCTGAGCACCTAGTCTATGGAAACCTAGACAATTCTGTGGCACTTATCTCAGAAGGTGGCTTTAACTTCGCAGCAAGTGGTGCTGACTACATTACTACTGCTGAATTGTTTACCAAGTCTCACGGTGTGCGTAGCGAAAAACTTATTGTTAAGGATCCAAAGGCTAAGGCATACCGGAAAGCACGCATATCTGCTTCAAAAGAAGCTGGCACTCGTGGATATGATAAAGTTCCTATTGGGCCTGAGAACGAAGCATCAATGCTTACCTGGCTTATGCGTATTGGATACTATGCCAATGACGAAGTAGGCGCTATTGCTGTAGCAAACCTTGATGACAAGGGACGTGCAATAGAAGAACTACTTGATTATATGAAGAATAACCCTGAGTTTCGTAAGTTAGCGCAACTTGAGGCTAGAAACGTTACCGATGCCGAGCACGCTGAGATTATCTACGCCCGCGCACGAGAGATCTTTGAGACTAAGCGTATTGACAAAGATGGTCTTAAAGAGATTAACCTAGAACTTCTTGACAAGATCAGATATAAGTACGTTGACCAAGCAACAGGAAAGACCAAATACGGTATCTCAGGTCAGTTAACCCTAGATGATCTGCCAAAGACATTTGATGATGTACCTGAATATGCTATTGGGCCTAACCTAGTTCCAGTTGCAGATTCAGGAGATCCTACAGCCGCGCTGATGACAGCAGGCTGGAAGTGGCTAGGTATGGCTAACGCACGTATGTCACGTGAGCCAATGGTCTTTAACGAGATTATTGCTATGCGTAAGTCAATGAAGAAGTCAGGTATGGAAGATGCCTACATTCAATCTGTAGTAAGCAAGGTAGATCAGAATAATCCTGGTGCTGTCGCTGCTGCTACAGAACGCGCTAAGCGTCAATTTGCTGAACTTGTTGAAGAGCGTGCAGTACTTCAGGTTCTACAGTATGTAGATAACCCTCTAGTACGTACACAGTTAGCGTTTGGAGTCCGTAACTTCTCACGCTTCTATCGTGCAACTGAGGACTTCTATCGCCGTGCATACCGTATGGTTCGATACAACCCAGCCTCTATCCGTAAGGCAGCACTTACCTATGATGGAATCAGCCATAATGGTTGGATCCAAGAGGATGACCAAGGCGAAAAGTACTTTATCTATCCAGGTTTAGAGCCAGTCTACCGTGCAGTACAGACTGCAATGGCAGGCTTAGGTATTAAGCCAGAGTTTAAGACCCCACTACCGGTCCAATTTGGCGCTCAGATCAAAATGCTTACGCCATCTCTCAACCAAGATTCTATTATTCCTACATTTAACGGTCCATTAGCCGGTGTATCTGTCAAGGTTCTTACAAACCTAGTAGATGTATTCGGTGCTCCAGGAGCAGCAGATACCATTACTCAGTACACAATGGGTAAGTATGCTGTAGATCGTTCATTCGTATCAGCTTTCCTACCTGCTCATATCAACCGTCTCTACGAGACAATGAGCACAGATGAGCGTGACTCACAGTACGCCAGCGCTTGGCGTAAAGCGGTCACCTATCTTGAGGCAGCAGGTTATGGGTTAAAGCCTACAGAGGATGAGTTTGGAAATATCATTCCTCCTAGTATTCAAGAGCAAGAAGAGTACCGTCAGCGTGTAAAGAACACAACGCTTGGAATCTTGGGTACTCGCTTTGTATTTGGATTCTTTGCTCCAGCCACACCACAGGTTCAACTCAAGGCTGATATGGCTGGATGGATCAAAGATAACGGAACTGCTAACTTTAAGCAGGCGTGGTATAACTTGCTAGACAAATATCCTGGCGATTATGACGCTGCTATGGCTAAATGGGTAGAGTTATATCCTAATCAGATCCCATTTACAGTACCTGAATCTGAGAAAAAAACAGTTGCTGTTATCAAGTATGCAGAAGAATCTGGTCTTTGGGTAGAGAAGAACGCTGATCTTTTCAAGCAATATCCACAAGGTGCAGCCTTCTTAATCCCTCACAAGTCAGGTTTCTCTTGGGATGCCTACAAGACTATGAAGGATATGGGTCTAAAGTACAACAAGCGCGTAGATGACTTCCTTAAAGAAGTCCAGACAGCGGCAGATATACAGACTTATTATTCAAAGAAGAACGAGTATGAGTCTAATTTAGAAGAATCTGTTACAGATGTCGAACGTTCCATTGCTCGCAAAGAGTTCCAAGATTGGGCAACAACATTCAAGGCTGGCCATCCTTTGGTTCAAGAAGAACTTGCAGAAGGTGGCAAGAAGGCTGTTGCACGTGTTGCTGCTATCAATGATCTACGTCTGATGATTAACGATCCAAAAGTTCAAGCTCGTGGACCACTTCAGAAGCAACTTAAAGAGATGCTTGATCTTTATGATTCCTATAAGGCTGACAAAGATATCTTCTCTGAGTTGCCTGGTGGAACCAAGATCACATCATTCCTCAAGGATGAAACTATCGTTAGATTGCGTGAACTTGCACGAGCAAATGAAAATACTATGAGCGCGTACAACACGCTATTCGCCTCACTATTGGGAGACACAGATGGCTAAACAACAGGACACCACTTTTGAGGACTTTGTAAATGGTCTTAGTAAGGCAAGACCAGAACTTCGCCTAAAGATTGCACAGCAACTTAAAGATGCTGGACTCTATGAAGGTAAGATAAGCGATAAGTTTGATATAAAACTCTACAATGCTCTAGTATCAGCCAGTGTTGGATATAAGAGTCAGGCTACTTTTGCCAAGAAGTTTGAAACACAGGCAGTAAGTCCTATTGATTATATTCAGCAGATCGGTATGGAAGGTGCTAGTACAGGCGTAGATGGTGCTCCTACAGCAACAGTCCAAACCTATGTAACCAGTGCATCACAGACTGCCAAGTTGCTAGATACTGTAGCTGAGGATCTACTAGGTCGTAAGTTAACCAAGGCTGAGAAGAATAAGTACACACAACTTATCAATGCTCAACAGAAAAAGCAGCCGTCAGTAACTACATCTGGAAAAGGATTCTCAAGTACTCGCGGTCCTGTGGATGAGACACAGTTTATTACAGAACAGATCGGTGCTACATCTGAGGCTAAGACTAATCGAGCAACCGATGCTTACGCAGTTATGATGCAGGAACTTGGAGGGCTACAGTAATGGCACAGCGTCCTGATAACACTCGCGTAATCAATGTATTCAATCCTGGTATTGACAAGCGTATTCCTCTTGGCTTTGTTGACCAAGTCATTGACAAGGAAACCGGCAATCTTATTGGATTTATTGAGGACGGCAAGTTCTATAACCTTGGCGAAAAGGTAGAGAAGAAGCCTAAGACCAAAGAACCAGATACTGTTAAAGACCTTAACTTCAAGATCAAGAATCTTGAAATGCTTATATCAAGAAACCAAGATGAACTATTCCGTTATGAGCCAGGAACTGCTGATTACAAAGAAACAGCGGGAGTAATTAAGAAGTTTAAGGAAGAAGTAAAGGGATTAAAGACTCGTCTTGATTCAGCAAAGAAAGTTGAAACAGCAAGAAAAGAAGTAAAGACTTTCAAAAAAGAAGAGTCTAATTGGGAAGATGATGTTGCTGCTGCTAAAAAAGATTTGCAGATTGCTAAAGACACAGATGGAGATGTTGCTGCTGCACAAAAAGCACTAGACGCACTCATTGAGAAGAAGCCAAAGACTCCTTCAACTGCAACACCTTCAACACCAGAAGGTGGTTATTACCTAGGATCTGACTTTGTCAAGGGTAAGGAAAGTACTCCTACACCTACTGCTACAGTAGAAACTCCAGTAACAAAAGAAACGCCTACTAAGAAAAAGACCAAAGATCAAGAAAAACAAACTGCCGGTCTAACGGATGCACAGCAACGCGAACAAGCATTGGGTGTTGCAGCAGAGACAGACTTTGCTCTACCTGAGACTTTGTTTAAGAATGTGCCTAGCCTTAATCGCCTACTTGAGCGTTATGTGGCAGAGGACTGGACGGCAGATAAACTCCGCAAAGAGATCCGTGATGATATCTGGTTCCGTCAAAATTCAGGTGCTATTAAACAGCGTTATGTCCAGCTCTATAACTACCGTGATTTAGTATCAAAAGGACAGGCTCAAGGCACAACCCAATACGAACAAGACATAGTAAAACTAGAGCGTCAGATTGCTGACAAGGCTCGTGCTATGGGTTCAGGTATTGCATCAGATCCAGTAGCACTACGTAAGGCTGCTGAGAATATGTACATCACAAATGTAGGTATTGATGATGCAATGACAACCGACTTCATTGCTGCTGCTATTCGACCAATCGGATCTACTATTGCCGGTCAAGGAACAACTGGTTACTCTGGTCAGGCTCTCAAGGACTATCAGGCAATTCAATCTATTGCTCAATCTAATGGGTTCAGAGTTAAAGATATTGTTCCTGGTGGACAGACAGAACAGCAGATACTTCAAGGTATTGCTACTGGCAAAATTGATGCAAACCGTTTAGCACAAGATGCCCGTAAGTTGGCAGCACAGGGTCAGCCACAGTATGTCCGTGACTTATTAGGTCAAGGCTATAACTTGGATCAGATCTATGCTCCATACCGTCAGACAATGGCTAGTGTTTTAGAAGTCAATCCAGATGAAATTGATCTTAACGATCAGACATTGCGTTCTGCTATCAGCGATAAGGGCGATATGAATATCTACGACTTTAAGAAAACCCTCAAGCGAGATAGCCGTTGGCAGTATACAGAAAATGCTAAACAAGAAGTAGCAGATGTAGCGCTTCAAGTGCTACGTGACTTTGGATTCCAGGGGTAATAATGACAACAGCACCAGAAGATAACATTCGTCAGGTAACTGCTACAACTAAAAGACCAGAAACTGTTAATCCACCATTTACTTCATCTGTGCCTACAATGCCACCGGCAATGGGAGGACAGACACCTTGGGTTAAGGCCGGAACTGTACAAACTGTTAATGGTCCAGTAGATGTAGACGCTAATGGAAAAGCAGTAGATGGTTCAACACCAATAGCTGTTTCTGAAGAATTTGTCGCTGAACAAATAGTCCAACCAAAACTTCAGTCTACTTATACAGACCCAGAGACTGGTGACATCGTTGATGTCTATGATGATGGAACAGAGAAGGTTCGTAAAAAAGGTACAGTAAAGATGGACGCTGCTACAGCAGCGGCTGCAACAGCGGCAGAAAGATTGGCTGATAGAGTATCTGCCTATGATCTTCTATACTCACAGTTTAAGGATCTTGGACTTGAGAGCCTAGTTGAAGATGTTAAAGATAGCATTATTAATAGCCAATCAAAGTCAGAACGTATCATTGCCTTGCGCGGTTCAAAGGCTTATCAGAAGCGTTTTGCTGCAAATGCCCAGCGTATTGCTAAGGGACTTAGACCACTTGACGAGGCAGACTATCTCGCCAAAGAAGATGCCTATCAGAACCTGATGCGTAACTATGGATTGCCAGAGACTTACTGGAAGAAAGATACTATGGGTACTCAAGCAGGCTTTGAGCAACTCATTGCCAATGATGTGTCATCGGTTGAGTTAGAAGATCGTTTAATGACTGCCCAGAATCGTGTTCTTAACTCTAATCCAGAGGTTCTCAAGGC